TACAAAAGGTAAGCCAAAAAGAATATCATCTGGAGTCCACCAGGTAGTTATTGATAAAATCAGAGAACATAGCAGAAAACCAGATTGTGTCAGAAATAGGATAGTTGAGCTTTGTGGTGATCTACCAAGAATAGAGCTATTTGCCAGACAAAGAGCTGATGGATGGGATAGTTGGGGTAATGAGCTGTAATGAAAACTTTTGAAAAATTTTATTCTGAGCTTTTAAACAACCAGGTGCTTACAGCTAATGAAAAGGTTATTTATGTTATTTGTAAGAGTTTTGCTAATGCTCCTAGAGGGTGCAGAATATCCCACCAATATTTGATGACCAGGACAGGCATTAAGACCAGAAAATCATTAATTAAAGCTCTTGACCGACTCACTTTGTTTGGAATGTTGGCTAGAAAACAGATTGATAATTCTACTTGCCACTATGTTTTTGATAAAGAAACTATGCAGCAATACATCCAACACAATCAGAACAAGAGAAGAAAAATATCATTAAGTAAAAAGAAAAATAATCCACAGATTAATCAACAAAATGACAATGTTATTCACATGGTCAAAAAGGAGAGATAATTGGGTGTAGCAAAAACTTCATTTGGGTGTAGCAAAAAGGATAGTCAATCTAGACTTAGAATCTATACCTATATATATACATATAAGGATTTAAATTGACTAAATATGTAGATCCTAAGTTAGTTGCCAAAGCATTGGCAAGGGTAACTAAATCAACCAATATTCATTACACATCTGCTGTAGAAAAGATTAAAAAAAATCGGAAACAATATTATCAAAATAAAGAAACCAAAACACTACAAAAATCATTATCAAAAGACAGATTTAATACTTACTTAGAGGAGTTATATAAAGCTGATGTTGACGACTAACCTTACGATTGACGAATTAGATAGATTTCTACAAATTAGTAGTTTTTGTGATAGTAAAATGCCTAAAGTAAAAGCTAAGACACTACCTACAATGTTTAAAGTAATAGATAATTCTATTGGAATTGGTGAAGATAAAGAAAGTATTAAAAATTCGGACAAGCACCTTGCTAGACTCAAAATTACATTAACTTCAAGACAACTATCAATTTACGATTTTATTCTGATATTAATGTTAGATGTTGCAGCTAAGGACAGAGAACTTCTGTACTTACGCAACTTTCCACAAAGAAAAAGTTTAAGACAGATGAAAAGAATGTATCTTGATTGGAGCCATACCAAGATAGGTTATGAGTACAATAGATCGTTAATTAATGTCTGTAGGATTGCTAATAAAAATTTAAAAAAATATTTGACAAGTTGACAAATAAGTAAGAAAAAAAAAATACACTACATCTATTTAGGTTTTATCATTTCCTACTTTATGTAGTATTTTTAGGCAGATCAGCTTTTTTTCTTTCTTTCTCTCTCTCTCAAAATAACTATCTGCCTAAATACAAAATTTATCTAAATTGATTTAAAGTCTTGTAATTTGTGCTTCTTTTGAAGTTTCTTACATTTAAAAATGTCTTTTAAAGTTTCTTTTTTCTTAAAAACTTTAACAATATCAATTTTAAACATACTAATTGGATTGGTTAATGTTTTACTGTTTTTTAGCATAATATTCCTCTCTGATTCGGTTAATAACGAATCTAAGTCATTTAACATGAGTGATAACTAGATTACAACCCTTAATTTAACAATAAAATGGCTAATAAAACTAAAAAGAATCCAAAAGTTATCGCTGAGATAATGGAAGAACTTGCAACTGGAGCTTCTATAAGAAGTTGTTTATCTCCTAGAAATAAAAAGGAAGATAGACCATGTTGGCAATCATTTAGAACTTGGATGGCTAAAGATAGCAATTTAAGAAAAGAATATGAACAAGCTAAGACTGATGGAATAGAATATTTATTATCTGATGCAACAGATACAATTAATGAAGCATTGGAGAACAGTAAGTTCAAAGAAAAGACAGATTTAGGACAAACTCACTTAATCAAGTCATTTATTGACTTAACTAAGTGGAAAAGTGAACGATTAGCACCTAAAACTTACATGAAAAAGGATAGTTTACAGCTTATGGGATCAGATTCATCTCCATTGGTTGTTAAATGGGATAAGTAAACTGTTGATTAGCTTGGTTTATTGTTAGATTCACCAGAGTCAGAGATAAATCTAGCACAGACTCACTTATAGTGACATTTTTGCAACACTTTTATTAGAATCATTCTAAACTAAACAAAAATCTACCGGTAAACTATATTTTATTTATATTTTTATAAATAAATGCCTAATTTATTAGGTTATTTAACCGGAGCAAATGATTAACAATCATTTTACTCAGTTTTACACCAGAAAGTCATGGGGGTGAAAAAAAAGCGACACCCAAAACTATATTTGAACTTAAAAATAAAATTAGGGAAGTTACACACAACTAAAGCAACAAACTACTAATAGGAAAATATTATGCCAGGAAACAGTTACATGGAAGATGAAAAGAAAAAAAAATACAAAGAATTTCAAAAGAAAAATTTAGAATACTTTAACAAATATAGAAAAAGCATCACAGGAGCAGCAGCTGGAGATAAGGAAATGAAATTTCTTAGCGAAATGGCTCCCTCAGTAGATGATGAAATATTTAAAAAGATTAAGGCACTAATAAAGTAAATCTCAATGTTTGAATTTGATGATAAAAAATTAGGTTATACAGCTATCGTATATGTAATGGAATCCACTAATAGTGTGATTGTCCATTTTGATGGTTTTGACAACTTAAAGGAATGTAATAACTTTTCTCATCAGATCATGGATGATCTTGGTATTGAAACTTTGTTCAGCAGTCAAAATCAGACTTTACATTAATTTTTTTTAAAAATGCCGAATATAGTTATACCTTATAAGCCTAGAGCTTTGCAAAAAACTCTACATAAGGAAATAGACAAGTTTAGGTTTAGTGTTTGTGTTCTACATCGTAGAGCTGGTAAAACTGTTATGTGCATAAATCATATGCTCAAGGCAGCTTTAACAAATACCAAGCTTAACCCTAGATATGTGTTTCTAAGCCCATACAGGCTACAAGGAAAGGCAACAGCATGGGATTACATAAAACAGTTCGCAGGAAAAATACCAGGCACTAAATTCAATGAGAGTGAGCTTAGATGTGATTTACCAAATGGTGCTAGAATAACAATCTTAGGTGCTGAGAATGACCAGGCTATAAGAGGTATTAGTTTAGATGGTTGTGTATTTGACGAAACACAATCAATTAAGCCTACCATATTTCCAGAGGTCATAAGACCAGCTTTGGCAGACCGAAAAGGATGGTGTATCTTTATTGGAACTCCAAAAGGTAGAAATTCGTTTTATCAATTATACCAAAGAGCTTTACAGAATAAAGAATGGTATGCTTGTACTCACAAAGCAAGTGAAACAAAAATTTTAGACGATGAGGAATTACAGGCTGCTAAAGATGTAATGTCCAAAGACTTATACGAACAAGAATTTGAATGTTCGTTTCAAGCTGCAATAACAGGATCTTATTATGGAACTATCATAGAAGATTTAGTTAAAGAAAAAAGAATGGAGTCTAATCTATTCGATGAAGATTTAGATGTAGAAACCTGGTGGGATCTTGGCATGAATGACCAGACAGCTATTTGGTTTGTGCAAAAATATAAGAATGAAATAAGATTAATTGATTATTACGAAAATAGCTCACATGGTTTAGATCACTATGCTGATATTTTAAAAAATAAAGGTTACGAATATAGCACCCATATATTACCACATGATGTAAAGGTTAGAGAGCTTGGCAATTATGGTAAGACAAGATTAGATAGCTTATTAGAGTTTGGCATAGTTGGTGAAGTAGCTCCTAAGATTAGTATTGAAGATGGCATAGAAGCTGTCAGAAAAAATTTAGTAAATTGTTGGTTTGACCAGGACAAGTGTGCAACTGGCATAGAATATTTAAAAGCCTATTCAAAAAAATGGGATGATAAGGCTCAAGTTTTTAAATCTAAACCGATGCACTCTTACGCAAGTCATTGTGCTGATGCTTTTAGAACTGGAATAGTTGGGCAAGGAATAGAGCTTTCCAATTGGGAAAAAGAAGTTCCTATTAACACAAATTATATAGTTTAAAATTACATGGCAAAAAAGGTTACAGAAACAGAATTAAAATACATAGTTTCATCTGAGATAAATAACTCAGTTGGATTTATGGGTGGTGCATTATCAGATTCCAGAAAAAAATCCCTAGAATATTACATGGGAGAAAAGCTTGGTACTGAGATAGATGGTAGATCACAAGTGGTTAGTACAGATGTATCTGACACAATTGAAACTATCTTGCCAAACCTATTAAGAGTTTTTACATCATCCGATCAAGTAGTTAGATGTGAACCAGTTAAAGCAGAAGATGTACCATTAGCAGATCAAGTTACAAATTATATTAATTATATTTTTAACAAAGATAATAATGGATTTTCAATTTTATATACCTGGTTTAAAGATGCTCTTTTAGAAAAGAATGGGATTGTCAAAGTTTATTGGGATGACTCTGAAAAGATTGAGCAAGAAACTTACGAAAATTTAAGTGATTACGAATATGATTTGTTAATGCTTGAATCTAATATTGAAGTTATCTCAGAAGAAAAATTTGTAGATGAATACGCAGTAACAAGATTAGAACAACTAAAAGAAGAAGCTGCATTAAATGGACAAGAAGTTGAGGATGTTCCAACACCATATTTACATAATTGTGTTATTAAAAGAACAAGAGATGCTGGTAAAGTTAAAATAGAAAACATACCACCAGAAGAATTTTTAATTGAAAGATCAGCAAAGAGTATTGAAGATGCAAACTTTGTAGCTCATAGAGTTATGAAAACTAGATCCGATCTTATAGAGATGGGATATGACCAAGATATTATAGATGATCTACCAACGACCAATGGTATTTTATTAGACGATGAAAGATTACAAAGAGTTTCTGATATTGATGAAAGTCCATTTGACGATGCTCCTGATGATAGCACTCAAGAAATAGAAGTTTATGAGTGTTATGTAAAAGTAGATATGGATGGCGATGGTGTTGCCGAACTTAGAAAAATAATTTGTGCTGGAACTGGTTTTGTTATCTTAGATAATATGCCTTGCGATTTTATTCCTTTCTGTTCTCTAACTCCAATTCCAATGCCACACAGATTTTATGGTAGATCAGTTTCTGAGTTAGTAGAAGATGTTCAGTTAGTTAAATCTACAGTAATGCGTCAGTTGTTAGATAATATGTATTTAACTAACAACAACAGAGTAGCCATAATGGATGGCATGGTTAATTTAGATGATTTACTTACATCAAGACCAGGTGGAGTGGTTAGAACTAAACAACCA